ATTCAGCCGTTCTAACCCACTCCGCAGCACTTTTTTCTCCTCCAGGCTTCCAGCCAGTCTTCGCTGCTTCTTCCTCGTAGTTCCTTTCAGGAGGAGCTTCCTCTACTAGCTCTGATGAGGCTTCCTCTACCGGAGGGGGTGAGGGCTCTTCTACTTGTGGGGGAGCTGCTTGTTCAAAGGCTTCTTCTGGAACTCCCATGGCCTTTAATTTCTCAACCACTTCTGGGATTAGATTGTCACTCATCTAAGACTCCTAAAATGTCGGTATCCCGCACTATGCGGAACACTTTAGTTTTATCTTCTCCGAAAGACTCGTAGTTATCTCCCGCGTATTTCGCCATTACTACTTTCGTTCCTTCTGAAGGATGTGTAAGTCCGGCCTCTTTATACTCTTTAAATGCGGTAGGTCCTAGGCGGACCACTATGGCTCTGGAGGTATGGTATTCGTTGACGTTTTGGTCGCTTTCTAATAGTATTCCTGACGTCGACTTTAATTCTTGTTTGGGTAGCATTTCAACTAGTATTTTATCCCAAAGGACTTCTTTAATCTTCACTAGGAGCCTCTCCTACCGCGTCTTCATACTTGCTGTCTCTAAAGCTGATGAATTGCCTCATTCCCTCCCTATACCCCTGCATGTAGGCCGCTCTGCGGGGTTCGTTTACAATGATGGTTGAGCTGAGGATGGCTTCGTCCATTCTCTTCATCTCGTCCTCAAGCGTTTCTGCTAAAGCAACAGTTACCGGGTGGCTTTTCCATTGCGCAAAGTCACTCTGACTTATTGGATCCTTGTTTGCTGTCTCCGTCATCTTGTTTCTTCTCCTCTATGGACAACTTTCGATTTTGAATAGCAATTTCCGCTGCCCGGAGTTGGGACTCCATTGCAGCTTTGAACTCGTTGATTTTAGCTACCATGTCTTCTTTGGCAGCCTGGACTAACGCTTTTACCTCATTATTTTTGGCGTCTGCCGCCATTTTATGAATTCTTGCCGCTGCTTCTTGCGCCCTTGTCTTAGTGTCTTCTTCTTGTAGCGTCGCTTTATGGGCTTCTACTACGCTTAAGGAAGACTGTGTTCTGGCGTTTACAATAGCGGCTTGCGCCTCTGCTTGGAGCTTTTGTGTTTCTGCAAGAGTCTTTTGTACTTCTGCAGGAGGCGGTGCATTTGGGTCAGGCTGCGGACATATCCTATTAATTTCAGCAGGATCTAGTTGCAGAGCCTCTAAATAGTATTTCTTCATGTTGTAATCGATTCCTGGAGGAATCATAAGCACTGCTTGGGCCTTAATTAGGCGCTGAGTGTCTGTAGCCATCATTGGGTTAGCTACTGGAATGATGTCATAAGACTCTAAATTAAAGTCTACCTTTACATCGGCCCCTGGGTCATCAATTACTTCTTGATATTCTTTATTCTTTAAGTATTTGCAGTTCAAGGAGTATATTTTATGCATTTCTTTATATAAAGCTTGATACAAGCGTTTAGTAATGGCATTAAATACCTTCATTCCTTGTTGCACTTGGGCCGCCATGGTAGTTGGGGACACATTTTGCACTTGTGCAGACCCTTGCATGACGTCATTTGCACTGATTAACTGTTTTCCAACGTCAATAAGCAGTGCTAAGAGGTTAAAAAGCGTCTGACTTGGCTCTTTCGTAGGCCACGGGAAGATGCTTTGGTTTAGAGCTACGCCTGGAGCAGCGTCTAATACCTGGTATCGGCCCATTTGGACCTTAATTTCCCCGTTTTTGATGCGAAGGCCTTTGGCGATTAGTCCACCTTGCATGTTGTGGAGGCTTCCTGAGTCGACTAATTGATTTAAAAGGGTGTTTATTGCTTCATTTAACGGAAAAAGCAGCGTTCCCATGCCAACTGAGTAGTATCCGCCATCGCTAGAACGTAAAAAATGGAAGTCTGTAAAGTATTGGGACGGGACTATGTTCGAAATTTGGCCTTTTTTGTTCTTTTCTACCTTTTCAAACCGGTTATAAATACGTAAAACCTCTCTTGAGGCTTTGTGTACCGTCACTATGTAGGGTTCTGCATACCCATCTTCATCTAAGTCTAAGAAACAATGCTGCTCAATAAGCGTTATTGGGGGATCTTCGTCCCCATAAACATCGTTTTCTTCTCCTCGTAGACGTTCTATATCTACGTCCCTATATAGGCCTCTTCGAATGTTCTCGACTATGTCGTTAGCATAACAGGTAATGATGTGGGAGATTCTTCTGCAGCTTTCTAGGTTTTGTGTATTATAGTTGACTACTAATTTTTCAGGTAAGCATACTTCGCTTACCGGCATCTTTTTCCATGGGTCATAATATGTCTTCTTAAACACGGTCCCAACGACTGGAAGGATGTGTAAAAGTTTATCTAAACTTACTTCCCAATCCTCTTGGCAGTATAAAAGCTGATAGGACATGAACTTTGCCACGTTTTCAGCTCTAGTAAGCTTAGTTCCGTCGTGGTCCAGTCCTATAACTTTAGGCTTAACTACCCTATCGTTTTGGATAACTTCGGGATAGGTTCTAGCAGCAAAATCAATGGCCGCTTGAGTAATGAGAGGATATTTTATATTCGAAGCATTCTCAAAGGGATAATTCTTAGCAGTCGTAACCTGCTTTGCAATTTCTTGGGCGCTGTCGACTCTTTCTTTCCATTCTTTTCGGGAATCCTCGTCTATCTCAAGGCCCTTTAATACTTTTGAAGAAATTTCAGCTAAATCTTCGTCGTCTAAAAGCTCAGCAATATTGTCAGACGCTTGAAGCTGCTCGATGGTTAGGGCGTCTCTGTCTTTATCGTCTTCCACATTAATATCCTGTCACTTTAGATCGCCCGTCGTTTCCGCTTGGCGCATCTTGATTTTCATCTCTAAATTCCGGGTCTACTTCTAGATAGTCAAGACCAGTCATAATGGCATATCTTAGTGCATCCATTGCGTGGTCTTTTTTCTTAACTATCTTACCATTTTCATCTCTTCGGTAGATTCTTAGTTCTGCGAGGGTGTTGGGGCAACAAGCCATTATTCTTAATCTACCAGTAGCAAATAACTGGCTTACTTTCGCTATTCCCCCTTCTACGGAATTGTCGGCGGGAACTATTCGGAGCCCTTCATTAAAATAAAGGTCAACAATACTGTTACCGTCCGCAGAAGACCTATTGTGGGATTTAGGGTCTATCGCCCCTATAATATACTGCCCCCTGGCTTTGATAGCGCTTGCATGTACTGCGGGGAGCTTTTCCCCTTGGTAGTGTTCTGCATATACATGATATATGCTTGTTGTGGGGTCAAATGCTATCCAGACCGCTGCAGTACAGTTCCACCCAACGTCGAGCCCATATACTCTAGGCCACCATCCTGGAATCGGCCTAGCCTCTTCTATAATGTCTGACTCTGGGTATGGGTAGATTGCGCCAGACCCTTTAGTTGGTATACCTCTGGTTCGAGCATCCCTTTCATGGATAGAATAAGAGGCCAACCTCTGCTTTTTCCATTCCGGGTCTAAGTGAGGAACATCGTCCCACCCAGCACATACTATCTTTTTCCAAGGCGCCTCTGGAGGTATTCCTCCTAAAGGCATTTGCCCATCTGGCAAAAAACTCAGAACTGTGTCTGAGTAGCCTAATAGGGGAGTAAACGTACAATAGATAATACCGGTGTCTCCAGTATCCCCTGCTGTACGAGTAACGCATTCTGAATAGATCTTATGGTCTCTGGGTTCTTCATCAAGCCAGATAACATCTATCTTGGCCCCTTGGAACTTTTCCCAGCCTTGCTCGTATGTCTTAAATTCAATTTGGGACCAACCTCCAAAGTTTCCTTGGGGGTCATGCCATTTTATTAGCGCCGTTCCAACTACGTTGGACGTGCCGGCCATATTCCAGGTGGTTATCGTGCCGTCTTCTTTTGTGATAAACTCTTTCGGGATAAGTCCCGTACCCTTGTCGGCAAAACTACCAAAGAGAAGGCTTTGCACCGCATCTTTCATTTGAGTTGGGGTGATTGAGCAGATCCACATTCTTACTGGTCGATCAAATCTGCGGCCTTCCCACCATCCTGGATATAGCCCAGTAAGATGGTATACAGCTTCACAACCGCCAGTAAGCGTCTTACCTACGCGGTTAGCTGCAATAAATGCACGTTCAGGAAACTTTGCCCCAGCCTTCATAAACTCTAAATGCTTAGGGTAGTGGTCCTTTGAATACTTACCTTCCTCTGGAAAGTAGGTATCAATTAGGCGGTATTTAACTCGTTGTTCTTTTTCCGCCAGGAGCCGTGCTAGCTCCTTTTTTAATTCTAGTTCTTCGGACACTCTGCAGCTCTCTTTTCTTTAACTTTTTGCAGCTGCTCCATGCCCATATATGTCTCTTGGTCATAATACATAATGTAGTATTCTAGAGATTTTTTATTCTGACATTCTTCCGCCAGTTTACATAGTTCTTCTTCTGATTTTTCTGGCATCTCATATGAAGAAAGCATTTTAACTTTCTTATCCAGTTGTATCAGTTCTTCTGGAGTAGGGTCTTTATATAATGTTATTCGAAAATACCTTTCCGAAGTATCTTCTGAGTTCTTAAATGCATCAATACTGACTATATTGTCGTCAGAATGCCCTAATGTTGTAGGGGCTGTTGGGGTTACTGCCCCAGTCTCTTTAATCAGTCGATATATCAAGTGTTTCATTGCTTTGTTCCTCTTTGGACGGAATGAGTCTAAGTTTACGCTGTAAAGATTCTATCTTTTTATCGAGCTCGCTTGAGCTCATATTTTCTATGGTATTAATTGCTCCGATATTAATCTCTGTATTGGAGCCTGTCGCAGAACGAGTGTACTCGTCTTTAAATTTATTATTCATTATCATGGCTACGGCGTTAAAATTAAAGTTCTTAATTTTACCTATCGCCCCCGCCAACAAGATGCTTTCATAAAAAGCTTGGCTTAGCATCCTCGCTTCTTCGTAGGCTTCTGCAAATTCTTTATGCTCTTTAGCCCATCGGTAAAAGGTATCTTTAGACCTTACTCCAATGGCTTGGCACATTGTTGACACGTGGCCCCCTTGGGCTGCGACTTCTATGATTTTATCGCACATCCAAGGCTCGTATTTTGAAGCCTTAGGAACCAGATTTTCGTTCATTAATTAAAAGTTCTACTATTGTGTCTAGTTTTTCAGTAATCTTATCTAGATTTTTTTCTAGCGTCTCTAGCCGGACTTCCCGATTAGCAGAATCAACGTCATGTTTATTAAATCGAGTTTCTAAGTTTTCTAGTCGTTTAACTAACTGTTTATAGTGAAACCCAAATACGCTCGCAATCACCATAAAAACAGAGGCCCAAATGGCCCCTCCATGACTTAATTCTTCTATCATTTTACAACACTTTTTTATCTAAATAGGTTTGAGCTAGTTTAGCCACATTGATCCCGGCCATTACCTTCTCTATTGTTCTGCCTCCAATATATCCTCCCATGCCTATCTTTACTATTTCAAAGATTTCCTGCATCATCGGAGACATTGGCTTATTTATATCTGGAGGAACATACCCAAACCAGAAACTAACTATAATTCCCGCAAATACTAACATCATGATTGGGCGCCAGCTAGACGCTAATAAGTTAGTACTTGACGCTTCCGCCTTAACAATACTAGCAATTGCAGCTAATTCGTTAGACGCACCGCCCGCAACCGACCCTACTTGGTCGAATGCCTTTAAGACGATATCCCCTTGTTTTCCTTTAACGTTAAATATCCCAGATACTACAGACCCTATAGTACTGAATATGCTGGGAAGGATTACTGGAAGAAGGGACATTTTAAGGGGCCTGTTTGACTGATTGGTCTGCTTTAAGTTCGGCTTTTGCTATTTCTACTGCGCTTGTTTCTATTTGAGCCTTTAAAACTGTCAAGTTAATGGCAACTTCTAATGCATTCTTATAAAGAGCAGAACCTACTAATAAGCCCCCTGCAAAAGAGATAATAGCAATTAAAAGCATGTAGAAAGCGGTTCCCATATTATTTTACCACTTTTTCTACAGCGTCGCCTGCTGCTTTAACAGCCTCTCCAACTTTCTTAGCTACGTCGTCTGGAACTTTTACGCCAACCTTCGCCGCATCTTCCTGTATTTGATCTGCAACAGAAGTATGTTCGTGCTTAGCTTCTAGATATAAACCCACAGCTACAGCTACCACTACGCATAACACGATTAATAATAACATATTCAACTCCATGAATTAATAACCCTTAAGAAAGAACCCTGCCGTGAGAGTTGCAGGATTCTTAAGGGCCCCCAGAGAACCTGGGAGAAGATATCTACCGAGCGGTAGAAATAAGTTAACCCCTATTACCTTTTGGCAATAGAGGTCGTTTCTTTTTATCGTTATTTCGATAAATAGTTAATAATGTCTCTAAACTATCCAGTAAATCTCTAATATACTGTAGTTTATGCTTCAATACATCTGTTTCGTCTTTCATTTCTCTCTACCTAGCTAGGGCTAGTGGTGTTCTAGCCCGTAACTGCTAGGTCCTTGTCGGGTAAGTTCCGTCGCACGAATGGACGTAACTGACCGTACCGTTGAGAAGGACCTATTGTTTGTATTGTAGCCTTCAAATTAGATGGCAATCTCCCCTATTGCCTGGAGGGACCTACGAGACCAGCCCTCTGCCCGTCAGCTACTGCTATAGCCAGTTCTGACTTCCACCTCGACCAGAGTTCTTAGTTCCTATGTCTACGTTATAGGACACGTCTCTCTGGATTTAAGCTCCCGTAGTCTACTTTCGTAGAGCAGGAGACTCTATCAGCTACCAAGGTTGCGCACTAAGGCGTGGTAGCTATGTTCTAAACGGAAAGACTTATGTATCAGAGGCCTAGAAAAATTAATTTTCTATGTGTGCTAAAGCTTGATACCATCTTTCCCCCACAATTAAGAGTTATGTTCTCCCGAACCCCTTAATTGCTTGGCCACTGCAGAAATTGGTTAGAAAACTGCAGCTATATTCAACACAGCCCGCTAAAGGGGCTGCCAACCTTCCGGTTTGAGGAGTATTTCTACCTAGCCTTGGAAGGTTAATATGTGGCCCCCGAAGGGGCCGGGTTCTCACCCCCACTTCCTAGACTGGTCCAGAGGACATCACCCTCTTGGGGTCTAGTAAGTATTTATACTATAGCACAGGATTCTAGAGTTGTCAAGGAAATATCTGAAAAATTTTCTAAATGCATGAAAAACAACAAAACAATAGCATTAAAAACAATAAAACGGATGGGTAGGTTTAGGATTTAAGGGGTGAGCCTCCTAACTCATTGATTTTTTAGTGCCCCTCTACTAGGGTAGCGGGTATAACCTAAAGTCGTCTCCTAGGGGCCTCCAATTGCGTTTAAACGGTATGTCCTAAGGCGGTCTCAAGGCTTGTCCCAAGGCGGTCCCAATGCAGGCTCAAGGCTGTCCCAATCCCACTCTACAGTTCTTACGTTATAGTTCACCCCCTACAGTTAAGAACCCATCAGGTTTTTACTCCAGAGTATACTAGACAGATCCTAGTATTGATCCTCCTAAGTGTTTGATTCTTTTCTTTTGCGGGGCCCTTCGAATAATCAGGTACTTAGAATTAAGGCCCTTCCCTTTTTATGGAGTACGATTTCGAGGTTTTCAACTACTTAGTTTTCTGCGGCGAGGGGCCCATTCCCCTGTATTTTTAAAGCTATACAGTACCCCCCTCCCGGCACCAAGAACTGTGGAGTTTTGACCCCCCTACCTTTTTTCTGGCCCTCCTTACACCCCCATATAAATTACTATACGGTATTCTAGCTAGGGCTTGGCCGTATTCGTGGCCGATAAGGTATAAAACCATATAGTATATTCTGCTAAGTCTACGCAAGAACCACATATAAAAGGGCGTTCGGTATACTTATTACGCTCTAGTCTACCAAGTATCAATAGTATATGCCCTTAAAATAACGAATAACGTAATTTAAAGCACATGATATACCTTATAGCCTATAATGTAAACAATATAGCTTACATGGTATATTACCGCTCAGGATATATTTGCATGATAATGTAATAAGAAGGCCTTGTTATTACCGAACAGTAATATTGTCACAGGTTGTTACATAATTCGTGACAGTATGTCACCCATTAAGTGACTTACTGGCCAAAATATTAACCATTGCGGAGATTATATAAGCTATTGTCCGCACATTATGCGTAGAATACCCATTGTAAGCTCAATACAGCCTCACCACGCCACGATCTCTATCTAGCCAATGCCTAGGTAGCGCCTAGCCTAAATAATGCAGCCACGAGCTTGTAATAAATTGTACGAGAACTATTCTCAATTGGCCCCTGTATGGGTTGGCTATACAGTAATGAGTATTCACCCCCTTACAGTTAAGAACACTCATCAGTAAAACTCTAAAGTAACTTTAAAGTAGCTTTAGAGTAACTATTGGTTAACTTTAAAGTAAAACTTCATAGTTTACTTTATAGTATTACTCTATAGTAGTATAGGTGGCCCACGCATAGTAGGAGTATAGCACACAGTTTGAAATCTGTCAAGTAACAAAATGGAACATACTGAGCATCTATATGATAATACTAATAATATATTTATTTCCTTGACTTATTGGTTATTTGTGCTACAGTTAAAATACAAGGAAAAATAAGGAATTATCATGAGAAAAGAATTATGTGACCAAATCATCAACGGTTCAATTGAAGGCTTAATAGAAGACCTGATAGTTGAATACGATTTAGATGACCATGAATTGGATTATATATTCAATTGGGATATTAGTCAAGGCACAGAACATGTGGACGAAGACTGGGATATTGATATAGACGAATCAGTAGATGAGGAGCAAGAATAATGACAATTCGATGGAAACTATGTGCTGATACTGTAATGGAGCAATATGTTAAACTGTCTAGGAGCCCAGTACCAACCAAGACATTCCACGAACAGCTAAGCGAGCCATTTCCATTAGGAGACCTGTTTTTGCTCGAGATAAAGAACTTTAACCAGGATGAAGTATCATATATGAAGCAAGTGTGGTTAAGCTTGCGTGGGGACGGATATAGTGGATAATAGGAGATTAATATGGCAGTTAAATACAACGTAGGGTATTTGATGGAATGGGCTGAGAAGCAAAAAGAGTTTGATTCTATTATTATGGAGGCCCAAACAGCTATATTACCAGACGATATAGAAGGCATTGGAGATACGATTAGAGAGGCAAAAGAACAAATCTGTATCTGTGCTATTATACTAAAAAGATGTACCTATAAATTCTTAGAAGTGGCGAAAGAAATTGATGCAGAGCTTAAACAATTAGAAAAACAAGAGCAGGAAGAGGAATATGAACTTAAAAGACTTATTGATAGAACTGGATATATATTATAATCCATTTAGATATGCAAGATGTAGTCTAAATCTATCGAAGAAATGGATGGCACATTCAATCAATATTACGCAGACAGAATGGCAAGCGTATGAAACAGGGAGGAAAGAGATAACACTTAAAGAGTTGACGTATTTCAAAAGCATGTATCCTCATGCGTTTGTATTTGATAATGCGTACAACAAACTATTTGAACGATTATCGGAGAATACTCATGAGTGACATATTAAATAAAGCTAAGGAATATGGGCAGAAAACTATCGAAGTGGTATCGAGATTAAGCGTAGCAGCAGGGGCATTAGTAATGGCATCTGCATTAGTATCAGGATTGGTCAAGATTAACTTTAATCATCACCACAATATGCCAGGATTAGATGAATTAGCAACGCCTAAGGCCTATGTATTGAAATGCGGGGAAGATAAAACTTGTCACGTTTACTTAAAGACTGAAATTCAAGGGCCAGATGCCTATGTAGATGTAGAATATCTGTTAGATACATCAGGTGCGGACAAAACTATTTATGTTCATCTAAGAGGACATGGGGGAGCAGTGGAAGGGGCAATTGCATTAGTGAATGCAATGAGAAACTCAGAAGCAAATGTAGTCACAGTGGTAGAAGGACCAGTCTATTCGGCTCATGCGTTTTTGGCAATGGCGGGAAAGCAAATCATAGTAAGATACCCATCGTCTTTTATGTTCCACATACCAGCAAATGGAGAAGGTAAATCTGGAGACGCAATCTGCGACGGGCAAACAGGAGTAGATAGAGGACAAGATGTACACCAAAAATGTTTAGATTATTCTCATAGTTTGGATCGCCAGTTTGAGTATTTGTATACTTTATTAGTTAAACCGTATCTGACGGACAAAGAGAACGAAAAATATCATGAAGGTTGGGATGTATACGTTCAAGGTAACGAATTAGCAAAAAGAATCCACAACGGAGGGGCTAAATGACAAAAGAAGAACTAGAAGAAAAAGTAAAAAGATGTGCAGAAATGAATCCAGAAATACCTCTATATGTAATTAGAGAAATACTAGAAACATTAGAAGAACCGAGAATATTAGCAGAAATATTTGAGCTTGAAGGAGAAGACAATGAGTGATGTGACAGACAACATAGTAACAACAGCAGTAAACGCATTAGAGGTAGCAATATCAACAAATAATCTATCTCAAGAACTTAAAAGGTTAGTTTACTCAGGAGTAACTTCAGCATTAAATGCTAAGCTGGCCCAACTGCCCAGTTCATTATTAGCAGTAGACGGCAGCGATGCTAGTGAAAATTTAATTGCAGCAGGATGGAATGTAACAGAGATATATGAGTTTTATGCGGACGATGGAAGTATTCAAACCGTATCTAGGCTTAGAGCGCCATAAGGGGAAATATATGGGAACAGTAATATACTCATTTGTAGGTAAAAGGCAAGACCAATTGTACGCAGAAAAGCTTGAGAAATGGTATGAGGAAGCGAAAGAATATCGAGAGATATATTCATATAAAACTAGGATACATGAAATGCCAAAGCAAGAAAGGAAAAATCAATATCTAGAGTCATATGATTGGACGGAGAAAGACTAATGTACAAACCATTACATCCAGGAATATTGTTGCGTCGTTTGCTAGTAAACAGTTGGGGATTGACGGTACAACAAGCAGCAGAACGATTAGGAGAAGACCCAGCGAAAATCGCAGATGTTCTAGCAGGAAATCAATTATTGAATCCAGATTTGATAAGAAAAGTCTCAAATCTAACGGGAACAACTGAAGCAGTCTGGGAAGTATCTCAATCCAATTATGAAAAGAGTCTACCGAGGTAATCATGCC